GGATCCGATCAGCTTGATGGTGACGGATCCGGAAACCGGCGAGAGCCGGAAGGATTCCTGCAGATTGGCGTCAAGGACGGCGGGAGAGCGGATTTTCAATGGTATCACCTCGCGTCAGAAGAGTGGAGTGTGGAGAGTGTGGTGTGGAGAGTGGAGTGTGGAGAGTGGGGTGTGGAGATTTAATTCCTTGAGGTGGCCTGGATCTGGGCGCCGATCTTGGCGTTGATGATGGGCGCCATGATATCGCCGACCACCTCGTCGTCCATGGTGAGGGTGACGTGGACGGTGTCCGGCGCGGCGGATCCGGAGCGGGCGGCCGCGGATCCGGCGACGGTGCGGCCTGTGATGGGCACGCCGCCCATGGCCGTGACCGGCCGGCGCGTGGTGGCGGAGAGCATATGCGACACGGCGCGATCCACGTCCGCGGCGCCGGATTCGATGCCCTGGGCGAATCCCAGGGAGGTGAACTTGCCCAGACGGCTCATGACCTTGGACGGGGACTGGATGGCCAGGGTGCGCTGGGCACAGCCTGCCACCGCGGCCGCCAGGCGGTTGGCCGCCTCCATGGCGTAGTGCGCGGAGCGGTCGATGCCGATGGCCATGCCGATGGACGCGTTGTCGCCCGCTGTTTTCATGCCGGCGGTGAGGGTGGTATCGACGCCGGTGACGGTTTCCTCCGCGGAGGAGAACCATTCCTTGGGCAGATCTTCGGGCGGATCCCAGTTGATATCGTCGGACATCCAGCCCTCCAGCTTTTTCTGGAACTCTGCCCACTCGTCCGAATAGCCGCCCATCAGGTCGAACAGCTTTTCCGTGGCGGCGTTGATCTCCTGCTGGTCGCCGGAGAGCAGCGCGTCCCAGTATTCCTGGGCGGCCGTTTCCTTTGCGGCCGCTTTATCCGCTTTGGCGCGGGCAGCCGCCAGGGCCTGCTCCGCTTCTGCGGCGGCCTTTGCGGCGTCGCGCTCGGCGAAGAGCTGCTCCCAGCGCTCCGAAGAATCCTCCGACTGTTTCCAGGTGATGCCCGCCTCGCGGCCGGCGGTGGTGGGATTGCCCCAGGCGTCCCAGAGGCTGTCCAGATCGTCGGAGGCGGTTTCGACCTCCCTGGTGGCGAAGTAGAGCGCCATGCCGACGCCGCCGCCCACCTTGGCAGCGGTGGAGCTGAAGGTGGCCAGCGCCTTTTCCAGCATGGTGACCGGGACGGAGAGCTTTGCGCCGAAGCTGCCGAAGCTGCTCGATGACGGCATATTGCCGGAGGGCAGCGCCGGGAACTGCGGGCCGGAGGGCAGATAGCCGCCGGTATTCCCGCCGCCCACGCCGATGGTGGGCCGGATGCTGACGCCGCTGGGCAAAAACTTTTTGATCCAGCTGTCGCCGGAGCCCAGCAGATTGGAGCCGGAGGGCAGCATGGATCTGGCTGCCGCCGCCTCCGCCGCGGCCTGGGAGGCTTTCGCGCTGGTGATGGCGGCCTCGGCTGCCGACGCGGCGCTGGCGGAGGACGCGCTGCCGCTGGTGATGGCGGCCTGCGAGGATGCCGCGCCGCTCTCGATGGCGGCCTGGGACGACGCGCTGCCGCTGGTGATGGCCGCCTGGGAGGAGGCGTTGCCGCTGGTGATGGCCGCCTGTGATGATGCGGTGCCGCTCTCCAGGGCGGCCTGGGACGACGCGCCGGCGCTGGTAATGGCCGCGTCGGACGCGCCGGCGGCGCTGGCAGAGGATGCGGCGCTGCTGCTGGACGAGGCGTCCGCGGCGCGGGCCGCGCTGCCGGATGAGGCGGCGCTGCTGCTGGACGAGGCGTCCGCGGCGCTCTTGGCGCTGCCGGAGGATGCCGTGCTGCTGCTGGACGAGGCGTCCGCGGCGTCCTTGGCGCTGCCGGAGGACGAGCTGGCGCTCTTGGACGCGGCGTCCGACGATGCCTTGCCGCTGTCCGCGGCGCTCTTGGAGGACGCCTTGCCGCTGGCATCCGCGGATCCGGAGGAGGCGGCGGAGCTGTCGGAGGACGCCTTGCCGGCGCTCTCCGCAGCGGCGGCGCTGCGCTCGGCGGATTCCTTAGCGGCGCGTGACGCGGCGTCCGGGGTATTGCTGCCGAATTTATTAGCAGTTTCAGGCAGCTCTGCAGCTTTTGCCTTGCCGCCGCCAAATATGGCCTTTAAACTTTCTGTCGGGATCGCCTTGAGGAGCTGCATGAACTCAAGCACGCCCTTTGTGACCTTCAGCGTGGCCCATGCGGCGCCCAGACCTTTTACCAGGGTTGTGACCGTTTCCGCGTTGTCGGAGATCCACTGCATGGCGCCGGTGAATCCCTCCACCGCGCCCTTGGCGTTGTCCACGATGGCCTTGAACGTGCCCTGGCCGTTATCATCGCCCAGGAATGATTTGATAATGCCCTGGAGCGCCTCGTTCAGTCCGGCAAGAGCCGCCTGGCCCTCCTCGCTCTGGACGAAGGTATCGAAAGCCTGGACGGCCTGTGTGAGCGCCTTGGCGACATCCTGGAAGGTGGGCGCCAGTGCGGCCAGGGTGTCCAGCTTCATTTTTTCAAAACTGGCCTGGAACTTCTGCACCTCGTCGTCCACGCCGGCGAGGGCCTTGACGTTTTCATTGCTGACGACGGCGACGGATTTACCCTCCTCCGCCATGTCCTTGTATGCCTTGGATCCGGCCTTGATGAGCGGATTCAGTTTCCGCCAGTCATTCCCGAACAGCTTGGTGGCCTCCTCCGCCTGCTTGGAGGAATCGGTGAGGCCGTTCAGGTAGTCGATGGCGTCCCAAAAAATATCTCCGGAATCGCGCACCTGGTTGGCGGAAGTGCGGGAGGCGATGCCCATCTCCGCCAGCATGGCGAGATAATCGACATTGCCCTCCTTCATGTTCTTCTGGATATCCTGCCAGGATCTGGAGATATCCTCCACGGAGGTGTCGATGAACCGGCTGGCATACTGCCAGGACTGATAGGTTTCCGGATCCACGCCCAGCTTATCGGACTCTGTGGCGATGGTATCCGCCCAGGTGCCGGCGTCCACGCCCATGTCCCAGACGGCCTTTGCGGCGCGGGCAGCGGCCTTGATGACCTTTTCAATGGTGCCGGTGATCCCGTCGATGGCCGCGATCGTGTTCTGGAAGGAAACGCCCTTTGCGATTTCCTTCAGCTTGTCATCGAACTGGGTGCCTGCCTCCTTGGTCTTATCGAACTCCGTCTGCTCCTGGCCCAGCTCGGAGCCCACCTTGTCCAGGCGGGACTGCATCTGGTAGAGGCTGGCCTTGGCATCGTTCAGCTTCTTTTTCCAGTTCTGCATCTGGGTGCTGTTCTTGTCGATGCCCTTTTCCGTTAATTTCCGGACGGCCTCCTCGGCGGCCTCGACGGCCTTTTTCTGCTCGGCGATCTTTTCCTTGAGGATCCGCGCCTGCTCGGCGGCGTATTCCTCCGCGTCGCCGGTGGCCTCAAACTGGGCCTTGGCGAGTTTGAGCTCGGAATTTAAAACCTTGTTCGCGGCGGCCGCGTCGGATATGGCGCGTTTATATTCCTGCTCGCCCTCAAGCACGATGCGAGTTTTAATATCACGAGTAGGCAAGATATCACCTCAGATCAGAGTGGAGTGTGGAGAGAGGAAAGTGGAGAGTGGAGTGTGGAGAGTGGAGAGTGGAGATAATTGCATTCCTCACCGGAAATATGGCGGCGCAGGCGCCGCCGCTACGGTTGCAGAACGATGCTGGTTTTATGCCCAGCGGCCGTTCACGGAGAAGGTGATGGCCACGTCGGTGTCGGCGGTGTAGCTGACGGCGGCGTAGCCGGGCGCCGGGATGAAATCGTCTGCGCTGTCCGGCGTGCGGGCGGACATGATGCCGGCGGATCCGGCGCGGATGACCAGATCATCCGCTGCGGTATGGGTGAGCTGCACGGTGCCGCCGGCGGCCACGGAGAGATCCTCCAGGGTGATCACCTCGCCGCCCACGTCCATGGCCAGCTCCGTCAGGGTGCCGGACACGACGGAAACGGACACATTCACCGGCGACGGCGCGGTGCCTGGCACGTACAGGCTGCCGGATCCGGTGGATCCCGCTGTCAGGGTGAGGGTGGACGGGCGCTTATCCTCCCAGTATGGGATATCATAGGCCGTCAGCTCGACGCGGGCGACGGCGGTATAATCCCGCACCTGGCCCAGGGCCGGGACGGCCGTGCAGGCCACGTGCAGGCGCTGATCCGGATGATCGGAGAGCTCCAGCACGGATCCGGACGCCCAGGCGGCCAGCGCCTCCACGGCGCGGGCGCGGCGTGACAGGTCATAGAGCTCGCGCACGGCGACCTCCAGCGCAATCTTGACGGACTGGCGCCTGGAGCCCACGAACCGGGTACCGGCGCGGCCCGGACGCTCGCCCTCGGTGATCTCCACGGCGGGCGGATCCTCGTACACCTGTTGCAGGATGAGCGGGCCCACGGAGCTCAACGGGATATTGTCCATGTATGCCTCAATATGGCGTGACATAATAACCTCCGATCATTTCTTGCGCTTGGTGACGCCGCTGCCGGATCCGGCGCCGTTGCTGCTGACTTGCGGCACCTTGCCGGTTTCGTTGAACTCTGCCCACATATCCTCCAGCCGTTCCTGGATGCGCGGGCCGGCTTTCGCATCGGCGTCGTCCACCCAGTAGGTGGCCGGATATCCGTGCTTGCCGTAGTGCAAAATAAAGGCTTTCTCCGCGTTGCGGACGCCCTTGCTGTCCTTGCCCTGTGGATAGATATCGCGGGCCAGGGCGGCGCCCAGGTGAATGATGGACACCGGATAGCCGATGGAGTTGATCATGTCGCCGGTATTGCGGAGCCCATGCTCCTCGGCGGCCTCCCTCCAGGCGTCGCGGGTGACGTTGGCGGCCTCGGTGATCATGGCCTCGGCCACCGGGCCGGTGAGCTGGCCCATCCTGCCCATTTCGTCGATCAGCTTGTCCAGGCCGGACGTGTTCAGACGGGCCACGCGCCCACCTCCCTCAATCGTAGATATGTTCCCGCTTGCGGACGATGCCGTGCTCCATGTCATCGTAGCGGAGCCGGTACACGTATAAATCACAAATAGCGCCCAGCAGCATGGGCCGCATCTCAACGATACGCAGCCCAGCCACCAGGCCGTAATGCGTCAGGAGTCGCGAGGTAAAGTGCTCCCGTTTTTTTTAATTTCTTCCAGGGCAACGTCCACTTCGCCGTCGTCCTCGTCGGTTTCCGTTTCCATGGTCAGGCCCGCCGTAAACGCATTCAGGACAGCGGCCTGGATCTTCGCCGCGGCCGCCGGGGACGGCGACATGTGGCAGCCGAACCAGGCGCGATCCACATCGAGGGCGCGGCCCTCCACCAGCTCGCCCTGTTGGGCGAGGATGAACACGATATCCGGCAGCCACCTGGGCGACCGGGTGTAGGACGAGATCTCGGCGAAATCAAAGCTGTCGATGGTATCCTCCAGCTTTGCGAGCGCGTCCAGGGTAAAGGCCAAGGCGAAGGTGCGGCCCGAAATACGCACATGGATATTTTTCATAACAGCCCCCAAGAAATTGATAAATGAGGAGTGAGGAGTTTTAGAGTGGAGTGTGGAGAGTGGAGAGTGGAGATTATTCCACTCCCCACTCCTCACTCCGGAAGTGATGCGGGACGGTGGCGCCGCAGGCGGCATCTCGTGCGCGGTGCGCGAGGCACTTGTGCCCGCGGTGCGTGCGCGATACAACGCCGCTACGGTTACGTCACGTTGGCCAGGTTCTTGAGCCAGGCGATGGCGGCGGCTTCGGTGGTGAAGATGGCGCGCTTGCGGTAGGCGATGCCGGCGGGATTGCTCAGCGGGACGCCGGCGGCGCGGCCGGTCAGGGTGGGCGTCTGCCATTCGATGGCCTCGCCCTTTGTGGTGGAGTTTTCAGCGGTGAGGCTGAAAGTCACCTTGTACATCCAGACGGCCTGGTAGCTGGTGACGCCGCGCAGACGGCGGACGCGGATATAGCCGAAGCCCACCGGATCGGCGCCGGCTTCGGTGTCATAATACACGGTGGGATCGTCATTGCTGCCGGCCACGGACTTGGTGCCCAGCAGTTTCACCTGGGTTTCCTCGGCGACGTCGTCCACGCCCAGCTCGATGCTCATGCCGGTGATTCCGTTATCTTCCTCGGCGATGACATCGTCCGCGTAGAGCGGATTGTCGTTGCGTGTGATGGTGAGGTTGGCGGTCATGGCCTTGCCAACATAGAAACCGGAGCCAGCTTCGCCGTAGGTCGGTTCAGCGCCGGCGGTTTCCGCGGTGATCTTGGCGGCCATGGGATAGCGCAGTCCAATAAATGCCATGGTAGTATCTCCTTTCAGATGCACTCACATTCATAAATGTGGTGGATGTATCCGCTTTGCGGATCGTAGTCGATGGAATAGCCCACCGCGACGCGTGGATCCTGATCGAGGGCGTCAAACAGCGCGTTGGCGATCTGATCCGTTCCGCTCCTGGTGTAGCGGTGAACATAAAACCGCCACGCCTCCTCGGCGTAGCGGTCATCCGCCATAAACGGCAGGCGGCGCGTTTCCTCCCAGTAGGTATAGTCGGCGCCGGTGCCCTCGGAATAGTAGTGGCGTATCTCCGGATCCACGCCGGCGAGCAGCGTGCGGATCTCCTGCAGCGTCATGGCTTGAACACCTCCAGCGTGAGGTCGGATATCTCCGCCGGGCTGTCGTCATCCTTGCCGTGAAATGCGCGGATGACGCGGTATGCGGTTTTATCCGCCGCCTCGGCAAAGCTGGACAGGTGATCCAGCACCACCACGTCGTTCTGGGTGATCCCCGGATGCTGGGTGATGCGGATCCTGAGTGCCACGCGCTGCTCCTGCCTGCCGGCGGACGGATAGGCGGGCGAGGTTTCCCAGTTGAGGCGGGCGTACCAGCTGGCCCAGATGGGCACGTAGCTCCGCCGCGGCATATCGCCGGGCAGCGCCTCGTCGGTGGGATGGAACACGGTACAGATGCCGGCGTCAAGAATCATCCGCGGCACCTCCCGTTCCGGTATGCAGGAAACGCTCACGCCGCGCCAGGCGGAGCCATGGCGGCATCTCGCCGGCGCTGTCGCGATTGTTATAGCGCCAGACGGTATAGTCCACCAGGAGCATCATGTCATCCGGCGTATCCGTGAGCTGGATCCCGTTTTTAGCCAGTGTCGCCTCGCTGCCGTCGATACGGTGCATGAGATACTCGTCCAGCGTATGATCGGCCGGCAGGCGGTTCAGGCGGGCCTTGACCAGGGCGAGCGCCTCCAGTTGATTAACGGCCACGGGCAGCACCTCCATTCATGCCAATAAGAGGCGGCGCCGTGAAGCGCCGCCTCGTGAGATTATCAGGTGTTGGCAGTGTCCGCGGCGAAGGTGACCGCGTTGGCGGCGACGGTGGCGGCGTTGATGCCGACAGCGACGAAACCTTCCGCGATGACCGGCAGGCCGTCATAACGGGCAGTGCCCTTGTACACGGTCTTATCCGCGGTGAACATAAAGTGCTCGGAGTTTGCGACCTGGATGCCGGCACGCTCGGCCAGGAGGTAGAGCTCTCCGTAGCCCGCGATGATCACGTTGTCCGGGATGAAATCCAGCTCGACGATGTCGCCGCCGATCACGGGCATGGTGCCGTTGATGCCGGTGACGATGGCGCCGTTGGCGTTGAAGTTCATGGCCTCGGACACGAGCACCATGTGGGTGGCCTCATTCATGGCCCAGAACTTACCGCCGGCGCCGTACTTCTTCTTGGCATTGCCGAACGCGGCCAGCAGGCCCTGGAAGAGCTTGATGCCGGTGGAGTTGGCGGCGGTGATGGTCTTGATGTTGCTGGTGTGCAGATCCACCCAGGGACGGGCCGTAGTGGGATAGCCGGTGGGCGCTTCGGTCTGGGCCAGACGGGTCACGATGCCCAGAGGCATCTTGGTGCCGGTGCCGTACAGGATGGCCTTGTCCAGGCCCAGGGCGATGGCGCGAGCCAGGGCGAACAGGATCTGGCTGACCAGGTTGACGTCGTTATCCTCCAGCAGCGCGTTGCAGACGGGGATATATCCGCCGACCTTGTAGCCGTCCACCTCGGCGTCGTTGAACACCAGTGTGAGCTCGTTCAGGTTCGCGCACATTTCAGTCCAGACGGCCTCCGGAATGGTGCCCATGATGGTTTCGCGGGCAGTGCCGCCGACGTGCTGGAGATTGACATAGGGCAGGAGCTTGGAGTTCTGCTCCACCTGTTCGCGGATCATTGGGAGCATGATCTCCGGGATCAGGAGCTCGCCGCCGGTGACGGAGCGCTTGCTGGTGCCCAGTTCGCGGACGCGGCTGGCGAAGGACTTGACATCTTCACGGGTGAAGAGGGCGGCACGCTGCTGGGCGTTGCCGAACATGGAGCGGACATTCATTTTGTTTACCTTCCTTTCTTCGCGGGCTTCATCTTCCGCGGGTTCTTCTTCGGCGGGTTCCGGTTCTTCGGACTTTTCCACCTTTGCGTTGAGCTCGTCGAGCTCTGCCTGGAGATCGGAGATCTCCTGCTGGAGATCCACGACCTCCTGACCGGCGGCGGCCTGATCGGCCTCCACCTGGGCGACCTCGGCCTCAAACTCGGCCACGGCTGCCTCTACCTCGGCCTTGACGGCCTCTTCGGTTTCTTCGGTGATCTCTTTCACCGCGTCCTCCAGCTCCGCCTCGCGGAGGGAGAGGGCCTTGCGGTTTTCCGCCAGCCCGGCCACCTTGGCCTCCGCCTGTTCCAGGGCGGAGCGCTTGGCGCTGAGTTTGCGGGACAGGATCAGCTGTCGCAGTGCCATTTGTTAATCACTCCTTTTCATGGTTGCCCGCCAGTCTGTCCAGCAGGCGGTTCTTCCAGGCGTCCAGCTGCCGGGCGCGGATGGCGTCGTAATCGCGGCGGCGGGCCTGGATCTCGGTTTCCTTGTATGCCGGGAAGGTGCAGACGCTCACCTCGTAGGGCTGAACCTTGAGCAGCGTCCAGTGCACGGTGCCGTCCTGCCGGATCTCCTCATCCTGTTCCAGGATGTCGAAACCGAACGAGCACTGCGATACATCGCCGCGCTGCACACGGGCGTACAGGTTCATGGCGTCCTGATCGTCCTCATTGATCAGGATGGAGCCCCAGAGCCCATGCTCATCGGCGCGGAGCTGCAGCGTGCCCGCCGTGGTACGGCCCAGCACCAGGCGCGTTTCGTGATCGATCAGGGCGCGGATGTCGTCGCCCAGGTGACCGTCGAACGCGTGCGGATCCACCGATTCGGACGCGCCGGGCCACATATCGTAATTACTGCCGAACACGGCGAAATAGCCCTCGATGCGCTTTTCCTTCCCCTCTTCGCGGGTCTGGAAATCAGCGCTGATCGTCCTGGTCTGGTGTTCCATCGCTCTCGTCTTGCTCATCATCGTCACCTCCCTTCACCAGCTTCGCCTGGTCGCCCAGGCGGTTGGCCGGGATATAATTCTCCAGGGCCAGCAGCTCGTCCATATCCGGATCCGGCGGCAGGCCCAGCCAGTCGCGGAGCTCGTTCCGCCGCATGGCCATACGGTCGATGAGCTCCTTGCCCACGTTGACCAGCTCGGTCAGGCTGTAGTTATACAGGCTGCGCGGGTTGAAACTGAGATAGAGATCCGGAGAATAGAGGATCCCTCTGGTCATCTCCTGCTCGATGATCCGCGCCACGGCCATGAGCCGGGTGGTGACGAAATGCTGGTATTCCTCCAGCTTGAACTCGCCCACGCCCACCAGGAACGGCGGGATGCCGAAGATGGCGGCCACGGCCCGCTTGTCCAGCTCCAGGCTGTCCTTGATGGCCAGGTCGGAGAGGGTGAGCGGCTTGATCTGCTCGACGGAAAACGCCTCGCTCGGAATAAACCACGGGCGGCCATTCTCTTCGGCGTCGAGGTATTGGGCGGCCAGCTTTGCGCGGCCCTCCGGCGAGCGGAACTCCTCGGTCAGGCCGTCCACCTTGACGATGATCGACGGGGACGGGCTCTCCTGGAGTGCCTTGCGGGTGGCGTTGGCCTGGCGGATGGAGCGGACGATATCGCGCAGGCTGACGGTGTAGCCCTGGCCGCGCCACGGCTCATCCGGATCCGGATTGAGCCGGAAGTGCAGCACCTCGTCCGGTTTCAGGCGGCGGCCGCGGTAACCGATCATGTAATCATCCATGCCGTCGGACAGCAGCGACACCTCCATGGGGCGCAGCGGCACCAGCTCGGCGAGGTAACCGTCACGGTAGACCGGGAACGTGACCTGGTTGCCGGATTCCATCAGCGCCCGCACCAGCACCTGGAAAAACGTCATGTGCGTCATCCGCCGGTTGGGCGAGATGTCCAGCAGGCGGGAGAGCTGGTTTTTCTCCCTGACGTCGCCGCGGTCGGTGTTCCGCATGAGGCGGAGGGTCATGGACGCGATGAGATCCGCGTATACGTTGACGCAGATCTGCACCTCCGGGCATTGCGTGATCGGGCGATACCCGTCGCCGCAGAGGACTTTCCAGGTCGCCGGATCCGCCAGGGTGAACACCGCGCCGGCAGGCGCGGTCTGCACCGGATCGGAGCGGAGGGCGGGCGCGTCCCGGCCATAGCGGGCGCGTTTGCGATGTTTGCTCATACAGATCACCTCGTTAATGGGTCGATAGAGTTACAGCCAGTCGGCAGCGCGTTGGGAGCGCTCCAGATCCTCCAGCATCCTGACAGTGGCGAAAACGTCCGCGTCGAAAATATCGATGCGGCGGTTGTCCTCCACCTTGGAATACTGGATCATGTCGTCGGTCTTTTCGACGGCGGCGACGTTCTGCACGCAGTATTCATAAGCGTCGGATCCGAAATAATAGAATTTCCCATTGAGGGCCTTTTCCTCGATGCGGCGGAAACCTTCGGATTTTTTGTAGTGATACTGCGGCTGATCGATGACGGTAAAGCCCGCGGATTTCATGCCGATGAAATACTCCCTGCAGAATTTGCGGTCATGGCCGACCTGGCGGATCCTGAATCCGCGGTTCCGCATGGCGATGAACCACTTGACCACATCGGCGTGATTGTTGGTGGGCGCGTTGCACATGTCCAGCCAGCCGTCGTCCTGCCAGCCGAAGAGCGGGATATTATCCTGGTCGGCCTTTATGCGGGCAGCCACCACGGGGAACCAGGCGTGCGGCAGGCAGATATCGATATCCTGATAACAGCCGTGCAGCACCGCGGCGGTGAGGTCGTGCAGCTTGGACAGGTCGGCGCCGCCGTACCACTTGACCGGCAGCTTGAGGAGGCCGTCGATCTTCTTGTCCAGCGGCCAGTCCGGATCGATGCCCAGGGCCTCGCCGGCCCTGGCGTCCGACCAGCGGAACGTGGCCACCTGGAAATATGCCCGCTGCTGGGCCGTGAAGATGTTCAGGGACTTTGCGAGGAAATCCTTGCGCTGCTGCGGATCGTCGGCGGCCTGCTGGGCGTCGTTCATGATGTCCGCCGGGCGGATGGTGACGCCGTAATTCGGATTGGCTTTCTGATGCTGCACCGGATCCAGGATATCGACGTTGCCTTTCTCGTCCTGATCCGCGCTGCACAAGAACGTGAAGAGCGCGTCGTTCTCGTACTTGCCGCGGAGCACCCGGCGGCAGTATTCCAGGCGCTGGGCGCAGAAACTCGTCCCGTCGTCGCCGGCGGTGGTGATGGCGATGACCAGCTTGTTGGTATAAGCCTTGGTCGCCTCTTTCAGGATGTTGTATTGCTTCGGGCTCCGGTAGGCGTGGACTTCGTCGGCAATGACGATGTTGCAGTTAAAAGAGTCCTGGCCGTCGGGATTACTGGCCAGGGCGTTGAGGCTGACGGAGCCGCCCGCCAGATCCGGATGGGAGATGGAGTGCTCAAAGGAGTTGTCGTAGATCCTCCAGCCGTCGCGGATGGCGTCGGCCTTGCTCTTGTACTGGACGCGCTCCAGGTTATACTGCCAGTTGTCATAGGTTTCCAGGGCCTGCTTGAGGGCGGCGCCGACGACATAGACGACGGAGCCGGACATCCGCTGCAGGATGGACAGGGCCCAGGCCAGAGCGCTGACGAAAATCGTTTTGCCGTTCTTCCTGGGGATAAAGATAAACGCCTCCTTGACCACGCGCTCCTGGGTACCGGCGTAGAAAAAAATAAGCATCCCATAGATGCAGTATTTTTCCCACGGCTCCAGCAGCAGAGGCGTATTGCGGAGCGGCGTGCCGTCCAGGGCCTCGCCCTGGCGATGGCGGAAACTGGACTGGATGATCCCGATGACGAAATCGGCGTCCTGGGTGCGGACGTCGAAGCGCGGATCCTCCAGCATTGCCAGGAACCGCTGGCAGCCAAGGACTCGATCCTCGCCGGCGACGATGGAGCCGTCCGCGACGCCGCGGGCGTATTGCAGGATATCCGCGGCGAATTTGCCTTTAAGCGCCCGCGCCATTGAGCGCCTCCGCCAGGGCCAGGCTGAACCCGGACTGCTCCTTGACCTTGAATGCCTGCTCGTTCATCTTGCGGAGCGCCGACGGCGTCAGGCCCAGATCCCGCCAGTATTGCAGCGCATCCCGGTTGAGATCGTTCACGGTTTTCAGGGCGGGGTGGAGCTCAAGGTTCTGGGCTCCGGCCTTGTTCGTGTGATAGACGAACATGTCGCCGCCGGACTTCCGGAAAGCGGCTTGCGCTCGGTCGCGCCTGTATAAGATATCCACCAGGGTGTCGATGATGTCGTCGAAATACGGCTTGTATGTTCCGGCGTCAATGCAGCACTGCCTGATCCGCTCTTTCCATCGCTTCTTTGTCACAAGCTCACCTCCTTCCGTCTGGTGATCACCGGCCGCCGATCAGCTGCCGGCAGCCCTCAAAACCGGGCCCTTCCTGGGCGGCCCTTCCCCCGCCTCCAAATTTTGCCCCGTGTATATAAAGACC